AAAGTAATGGATACTCCATATGGTAAGATTGTTAAAAGTCTTATTGATGAAGGTGCATCATTAGGTGTATCATCAAGAGGTATGGGATCCATTAAACAAACTGCTGAAGGTATCAATGAAGTACAGGGTGATTTTCAACTTGCTACTGCAGGAGATATCGTTGCGGATCCTTCTGCTCCAAATGCTTTTGTAAATGGAGTTATGGAGGGAGTAGAATGGATTTATGATGCTGCATCTAATTCTTGGCAGTCACAGAAAGTGATTGAAGAGATTCAGAATACAGGTATTAGATCCGCAAGAGAATTACAGGAAAGGAAGATTGAACTATTTAGTAAGTTCATGAAAACCCTGTAAATAGTAAATTTATAAATAATATACAAACGTATACACTCAATTAACGAGGAGAGAAAAATGGCTAATGAACTAGAAAAGTTCGAAAATGGAATCGAAGCTGTGGCCGAAGAGCAAGTAGAACTTGACGAGTTTAAGGCTAGCGGTGAGAATTCAGAAGTCGCTGACCCTGTGACAAAAGGAAGCAACAAAAGACCAGCAGATAAGACTGTAGGTTTTAAAGCTCCTAATCCAGGTGGCGCAGACGTAAAATCAGGATCTGAATCCAAAGGTGAAGACCTAGTTACTTCTAAAGGTGGCAAGAAAGCTCCAGCTCGAAAAGCTGACAAAGCTGGTTCTGCTACTGCTAAAGAAGCACCTAAGGTTGCAACTCCAGGACAAGGTGCTGGTGTAAAGGAAGATATCGACGCTATATTTGGTGAAGATTTATCTGAAGACCTAAGAGAAAAAGCTGAGACAGTATTTGAAGCTGCTGTTAATGCTAGAGTTGCTGACCTTAACGATCAATACTCAGAAGCATTCGCAAGTCAAATAGATGAAGCTACAGAGCAATTGAAAGAAGACATGACTGGTAAACTTGATGAATACATCAACTACTTATCAGAGCAATGGCTTGAAGAGAATCAAGTTGCTATTGAATCATCATTAAAAGTTGAAGTCGCTGAATCATTCATGTCTGGTCTTAGAGGATTAATAGAAGCACATAACGTGATTCTTCCAGAAGAAGAACAAACAGACGTTCTTGCATCTCTTGAAACAAGAGTAGAAGAACTAGAAGGCAAACTCGAAGAAGAAACTAGTGAGAAAGTAAAACTTTCAAACGAACTTGTCGAGTCGCTAACACAGAACATTTTTGCTGAAGCTACTAATGGCTTAGCAGAAACTCAAATTGAAAAACTCCGTGCTCTATCGGAAGGACTTGATTATGAGAATGTCGAGGATTTTTCTAACAAACTTAATGTTTTGAAAGAATCATACCTTGAATCTAAACCAGCTAAATCATCTGATTTATCAGATGAGCAACCTATAGAACTTGACGAAGAAGTTAAGCCTCTACCAGGTGGCATGGCTAAGTATGCAGACGCAATTGCGCGTACTGCTAGAAAGTAACTCGTAACAATATTTTAAGGGGAAATTAAAATGGAATCAAATTACGAAACTCTTCAGAACAAGTGGCAGCCAATTATTGAGCACACTGACTTACCTGACATCGGGGACAGTCATAAGAAATCAGTAACTGCAGTTTGTTTGGAGAACACAGAAAAGGCAATCAGAGAAGATAGAGGTTTTTCACCAAACTCACTACTTGCTGAAGCACCTACAAACGCTACAGGATCAGGCGTTGATAACTATGATCCAGTTCTAATCAGCTTAGTACGTAGAGCAATGCCTAACTTAGTCGCTTATGACTTAGTTGGTGTACAGCCTATGACTGGACCTACTGGTTTAATATTTGCTATGAGAAGCAGATACACTAACCAATCAGGAACTGAAGCTTTTTATAACGAAGCTAATGCAGAACACTCTACAGTTGTAGCTGGTTCAGGTAACAATACTTTAGGAAACGCTCAAGCTGGTGATCAACCATCAGGTAACAGTACTTCTTATAACTTTGCTGAAGGTATGAACACTGCACAAGCTGAAACTCTTGGCGAGTCTGGAAACAGTGCTTTTGCTGAAATGGCTTTCTCAATCGAGAAAATTGCTGTAACAGCTAAATCAAGAGCTCTAAAAGCTGAATATTCAATGGAACTTGCTCAGGATCTAAAAGCTATTCATGGCTTAGATGCTGAAACAGAACTTGCAAACATTCTTTCAACAGAAATCTTAGCAGAGATTAACAGAGAAATCGTAAGAACAGTTAACTTAGTTGCTGTTACTGGTGCACAACAAAACGTTGCTACAGCAGGATCTTTCGACTTAGACGTTGACTCTAACGGTAGATGGATGGTTGAGAAGTTTAAAGGTCTTATGTTCCAAATCGAAAGAGAAGCTAATGAGATTGCAAGAGGAACAAGAAGAGGAAAAGGTAACATCATGTTATGTTCTTCTGATGTTGCTTCTGCACTTCAAATGGCTGGCGTATTAGATTATACACCTGCTCTTAACTCTAACAATCTACAAGTTGATGATACTGGCTCTACTTTTGCTGGTGTTCTTAACGGAAGAATCAGAGTATTTATCGACCCATACTTTACTCCTACAAGTGGTGTACATTACATGACTGTTGGTTATAAAGGGTCAAGCGCTTTTGACGCTGGATTATTCTACTGTCCGTACGTACCATTACAAATGGTTAGAGCGGTTGGTGAGAACACTTTCCAACCAAAAATTGGATTCAAAACTAGGTATGGAGTTGTTGAAAACCCATTCGCTAGAGGTACTACTGCATTAGCAGATAACGGTGCTCTTG